TGGTAGATAAAAATGTTCTTAATGCGTTCCAGATTTCAGAACCTTTGGCGTTTGTATGTGATTGTATTTCAGCACCATCTGTCCAGATTAACTCTGGTTGTAAATTCATGTATTCTTCGGGGTCATCTGGTAACCAAAAGTTGTTCTTTACTTCTTGTATTACTGTAGCCTGTTCAGGTCTTACCATTGCTGGCTTGTCGTCAAAAAAACTATTTGTTTCTACTGTAGGGTATCTATCTTTTACTTCTAGCCATTTTTGATATAAAGTATATTCTTTTACATCCATGGCAGATACATAAGACAAGTCTTTTATAAGAGCCTGTTTTAGTTCTTCCGTATCTATATCTGGTATTTTATCTAAAGGATTGTTATCTTGCCAACTTTGCCATTGGTCGTCAATAGTCATTCCTTTTTTCCACGCATATGTCATAATGTATATCCTACTAAAAAATTATTGATTTGTCAAGCCTTGTTTGATTTTTCTACCTTTTTCAACATTTTCTCTCGTTTCTCCATAGCCCTTTTAAGTTTAAACTTACTTACTCTTTCTGTAAAGTTTCTACCTAACATATGGTCATATTCGTGTTGAACGATTCGACTCATCATACCGTCTAATTGTGCCTCTTGTAAATCACCATTTTCATCTGAATATTTTAAGACACATTTTCTTGGTCTTTTAATATCTAAAAATATGAACGGATATGTTAAACAACCCTCTTTCATCATTACTTCTTCCTCGCCAGTAGAAATAATCATAGGATTAAAACAAGTCATTTTCAATCCGTTCTCTATTTGTGGATGACCACCGACAACAAACATATTAAAAGGTAAACCTACTTGATTAGCTGAAAGACCTATACCACCATATTGTGCCATTGATTTAAACATGGCCTCCGATAATTCTTTTCTGTCTTTTATGCCCTCATCTTTTAACATTTCGTCAACAAATGGGGCAATTGCGTTATTTACTCTGGGGTCTGTAGGTGGTATTAGTTGTAGTTCTTTCATGTTTGTTGTAACCTCGTAAAGTTTTTATACTTTTCATATTTAATTATGTTAGTAAACTTGTCAAATAGTATATCGCCTTTGTGAGATATAATAAAGATGTTTTCATTTTCAAATTGTTTGATAATTTTAAAGAAGTCGTCCATACCTTGGCCGTCTAAACTACTATCAAATATTTCATCTAACATTAATAAGTTTGTGTTTGTGCTGTTTTTCATCTTAGCGATTTGTCGCCAAGTAAAAAGTAAGGCTAAGTCAATTCTCATTTTCTCACCCTCACTAAAACTGTTATAATTAAAAGTATCTCTAAATCTACTTTTTATTGTTTCGTTAAATTCTTCATCTAAATTAAAGTTAACATAAAAATCCATAGATTGTAAATGTTGATTAATTAACTGATTCATAATAGGCAAATACTTTTTAATAATCTGTGCTTTTGCACCTTTATCATTTAGTATTTCTCTTAATATATCAACATACTTTTTCTGTTCAGATACTTTATTTAATTCTTCTTCAGCTTCTTTTAGCTGTGTTGACATAGTTACCAAGTCTTCTTTGATACTATCAATATCATTGTTTTGTGCCATTGATATATCTAAATGTATTTGGTCACTATTCTTTTTTATCTGTTCTAGGCTTGTGTGTATCTTTGCTATCTCCACGGTCATATCTTGTATCTTGTTTGATATCCGGCCAAACTGCGTCACTTTCTCCTCTTGTTTGGAAAGTTCTTCTACGAGCTCTGACAAGCCTTTTGACAGTTTCGAAATGGTTTGATGTTCGTGGTCGCATTTTTGTTCCTTAAAATCTTTGTCTATAGGTTGTGTACAAGTAGGACAATTATCGTTTTGTTGAAAAAACTCTAATGTCTTTTTGTGTGATGATAGATTAGTTTCTATTTTTGTTTCAAGTTTTTGTAATTGATTATACTTCATATCAACACTTAACTTGTCTTTTACCTTTTCTTTTTGAACGGCAATCGATTCATTTAATTCTTGTATCTTTTGTTCATAATTAGCTGAATCTGTGTTGTTTTTATCAAGTAATTTTTGTCTATGTGTCTGGAAGTCTGTTCCTTGGTCTTCCAAAGACTTTAAGTGTTTTGCTTCAGTTTCATACTTGGTCTTTATTAACTCACATTGGTGCCTCACCTCCGTTAGACTTTTTTGTAAATCACTTTGTTGGGAACGCAAAATCAAGTCCATGAGGCCAAAAACTCTTATGTCCAAGATTTCTTCAACAACTTCTCGTCTGTATCTTGGTTTCATCTTCATAAATGGCTCGTATGATGAAGAACCTAATATTACAACTTGAATAAACGACCTGTAATTAAGTTTCATTATGTTTTGTTCAAGGTACTTTTGATAATCAATACTACTTGCGTCTTGGTTTATAAGTTTATCGTTTTGATATATTTCAAATAAACTTGGTTTAATACCTCGTCTTATCATATACTGATTTGTACCTACTTCAAACTCTACTTCAACAAGCGTGTCACTATTATTAATAGTGTTGACCATTTGGTCTTTCTTAATTATTCTAAATGGTTTGTTAAACAAGGCATAACATAATGCGTCAAGTAGTGTTGACTTACCACTACCATTACTGCCAACAATTAATGTTGTTGATGATTTGTCTAATTCTACTTCAATTGGTATATTACCTGTTGATAGAAAGTTTTTATATCTAATCTTTTTAAATTTAATCATTCACTTGCTTCACCATATAATTCTCTAGCAAACTCTTTTAGTTTGTGTTTATCTAAATCGCCTGTTTCGGCCTGGTCAATATAATTGCCTAAAAATGTTAATGTATCTTCACCTTGTTCTAATATATCACTTCTAACTGTAGAGGCCACATCAATAGGGTCTTCTATAATTTGTAATTCATGTACAGATATTGTATTATAAAATCTTTCAATAAGATTATTGTACATATCTTCATCTGTTTTATTAGTAACAAATATTTTAACATATGAATTATCAAACTCTGATAAATCAAAATTAGAATAGTTTGTTTCTTTATCATTATAATATAACTTTTTATACATTCTATAAGGGTTAATTACTCTTTCTAACTCTCTTGTATCTGTATCAAATATATGAAAACCTTTAGGACATTTATAATCTGACCATGTAATTTCGTATTGTGTGCCTAGATAATAGATACGACCATCATCTGATTTTTTGTGAAAGTGTCCAGATAATACTTTTTCAAATTTATTAAATTGAGATTTTTCTAATCCGTGGTCGTTGTACACGCCTTTGTGCATTTCGAAGCCTTTAACTTCGAGGTGACCCATTGCAATGGTTGTAGTAGAATTGTCAATAGCATATAAGCTATCATCATAGTTATCATCACAAATCCAAGGCAAAAAAAGTATATCAAGGTTATCAAAGTTAACAGTAGTTGCTCTAGTATAGATTTTAGCATCCTTGTTAATGTTGAGATTTTGTAGGGCATTTACTTCGTTTGTGTTTTTGTAATAAGTGTCATGGTTTCCTATAATGATATGTGTATCAATATTTAGGTCTTCTAACCTGTTCCAAAAAACTTGTTTAAAGTTATGAGCTGTATTATGGTTTATAAACTTTCGTCTGTCAACAACATCACCTAAATGTACCAATGTCTTAATATTGTGTTCTTTCAAATAAGGAAAGAAGACATCATTATAAAACTTATTTTGGTATTCTATAAAAGCAGGCGAGTCATTACGGCATCCGAAGTGTGTATCATTCAGTAACGCTATCTTCATTAATAAAATATTCCAAAGTTGATTTTGATTTCTTTTTAGTTTTCTTTTCTTTCTTAGCTGGCTCGTCTATGACGGTATTTTTTTGTAAGAATTCTGTAAACTGATTTTTAAACTCTCTATCTTCTCCAGGTTGCAATGTCAAATCATCATAATTAGCTTCCATTATTAGTTTTTGTTTAATGGTTGTTTGTTTTTTTTCTTTTTGTATTCTTCTAATAAAAGCATAGTAAATAATTTGTGTAAAATAAGCAAACGGATTATTAGATTTTTCTGGATTAAAGTTATCTAAATATTGTAAACAATTCTCTATACCATCACTAATCATATCATCTCTAAAAGTATAATTAATAAAATTAGGTCTGTATGACAGGTGATTCGCTATCTTTAAGAAACATCCACCTATGTAATCTGTAACAGGAGGTTTAATTTTTTTCTTCTTTTCTGCCTCTGCGACTGACTTTTTATACTCAATCATAGCAGCTAAAAACTCCTTGTTATTTACATAGTGTTCTTTTTGCGTTTTTGTTTTTTTATTCATATTGGACATAATACACTAATACCTCGCTTTTGTCAATGCTGAGTTGCACAATTTAATATTAAAAAATAATTTAATCCACGCTTGACTCTGGTGGAAAAATAGATATAATAGACGGTGTCTGCCGTCATAGAGAATACTCCTAAGCCAACTGTTAGATACTTGATTTTTATTTTTATTAATGGAAGGTCGGGTCTTCGTCCTCAAACTCATTAAATATCTCATTAACTTCTTTGTTTTGTTCATCACTTAGCCTTTGTTGTTCGTACTTCATATTTTGTACTCTCTCTGGCACTTTATCTAATACATTATAATCTTTAATAATATTCACATAAGACTTTTGCATTTCATTGGTGGCGTTTGTGATAGTCATTATCTTTTGTTTTGGAATAGTAATAACTTGGTCACTTGTATAAGCCGCCCATTTAACTAAAGCCACATAATCTCTAAACCCGCCTGGTGTTAATTGTGGAATATATTTAATTTGTAATGGTTTGGTAATTCTTAATAATGCGTGTTCTTCCGGTAATTGGTCACTCGGGAACGAGCAAACAATATCATCTCCGTTTTCTAGCTTAACTATTTTAATGTTTGTCATTTTGTTAAGTCCACATTATGGATTTCATAATCAAATTCTTCTTCATTGTAAATATTTATCCTTTCCCTAAAGTGTGATAATGTGTAATTCTCTTTCTCCTTAAAGGTTAAATCATCTGCAATATCATATAAAGTAGCTTTTGACTTATCATCTTTTAATCTTAAACCTCTACCAATACTTTGTAAATTTCTTATGCGAGATTTAGAAGGACTAGCAAAAATAATGTTATGCAAATTCCTGATGTTAATGCCTGTACTGAAAGTCCCATACGAAGCCACGATAACTGCGTTGTCTGACTTTTCGGTAACTTCTCTAATTTTTTCTCTGTCCTCTGCTTCAACTCCTCCGTAAACATAAAATACCTTTTTGTTTTCTGCTTTCTTTGTTATATCTGCGTATAATCCAGCACCATGTTTTTCAACATATTGAAACAAACATAATGTATTGCCTGTCAACTTAGCCGCCAGATTTACTATAAATTTATTTCTTTTTTCATGTGCAACCAAGAAATCCATTTCTTCTTGGTAATTAAGTCCATTTACATATTGTCTGCTACCATTATCATAACCTAATATCAATCCGTAAATTTTCAAGTCAGCAAGTTGTTTTTTCTCTTGCAATTCAGCCGTTGATATTACTTTATTTACTGTACCAAACAAACCCTCTAATACTAATTTATGTGTCTTTGTACCATCTAATGTACCTGTTAGACCATATCGGTACTTACAAGTTTCAAGTTTTGACATAATCTTTGTTAATGAAACTGCCTTAAATAAGTGTGCCTCATCACCTACTATTGTACCAAATTGTTTAAACCATGCCTTTGGTAGATTATAGATTGATTGCCATGTAGATATTACAACCCTTTTATCTGTGTCTTTATCATGGCCTTGATATATTTTATGTACATTTGTTTCACTATTCCAACCATAATCTTTAAAATCTTTTGTTAACTGTTCTACTAATGATGTTGTAGGTACAATAATTAATACTTTATTTTGTTTTTTATTTTTTAATCTAATTAAATTAAATCTAGTTATTAAATAAACTATAAGTGATTTACCACTAGCTGTGGGTGATAACAATAAACATCTACTTTTTTTAATTGCATGAATAAATGCCTCTCTTTGATAATCTCTAACTGCAAAAGGTATTTTTAATGCTTTTATGAAACCATCAACGGCCTGTTCATCAACAGTAACATCTTTTATTTTACTACCATCCACGACCTCAATATTATTATCTTTACACCACTTAATAATATAAGGATATAATCCTGCATATATTTGGCCTGTTTGATAAGAATATAATCTTATTTTTCCATCCCATACTCTGTTTCTATATTGAGGCATAAACTTAAAGCCTGGTACTTCAAATGTAAAATATTCTGATAAATCTCTACGAATACCAGCCTCTGCTTCAATAGACAGATAGACTTCGTTTTTCTTTTCTAAAACTATATACTTTACTACAGCCATTAAACAGCGCCACTTGTAAACCTACGCCAATCAATAGCGTTTTTAATTGTAAATGTTCTATTTGATATTTGTCTGATTGTTCTATCGAGGTAATCAACAACAGTTGTTAAGTATTCAATCTTTTGTTTACCTTTGATAAGGTCTTCATCTGATTCAATATACTTATCAACATCTGTTCTTAATATTTTTAAGTCAAATGGTTTTTCTGCATATACTGAAGCGTCTGATTTGCCAGTATAATATTCCCATTTTTCTTTTTTAAGCTGTCTATAATCTGTTTCCGCTTTTGTCAACATCAATTTAAACTTTGTATAGTGTTTCATATACTTGTTATGTAATTGAGGAGTTTTAAGGGATTCTAAATCTAGTTCAGTTTCATTTATGGCCAAATCTTTGTCGGCCATTTCTTGTAGTTTTTCTAAATCCATAATTTATCCATTATTAATATTTCATACCATTATATCACAAAAACCTAAAAAAGTAAAGGTTTATTATGAAGTTGTAACAGTAGTTGCCGAAGCACCTACACTTGCAAAATCGTATCTATTATAATTAAAAGTTACACTTGCCGTTAAATATTGTACATCAGCTGCTTGTTGGTCATATTGCAATTCACCAATAGAAACTGGATACAAATCTCTAAATCTTATTTCTTTAATAGGGTTGTTTTTACTTGTTAATACTATCAAAGTTGCGTCTGAAAATAAGGCACCTTGACTTGGTGCACCATATTTTACTTTACCTGGTTCAGTTGAAACTGCATTATCACCACCAGGAAATCTATCACTTCCAGCGGCAGCGGCGGCTTTGTATTCTCCATAACTTTCTGGAAAACCAATACCTCTTAACCAACCATGTATTTCTTCAAAGTTCTCTAAATTTTCATCAACCAAAAATGTCATTGTTAAACTACCATATGAAAGTGTAGTACCAGGCATAGGTACATCTACAAAGGGTGTAGGTTGTTTTACTTCACTAATTGATAAAGATGGTACATTTACTTGTGTACAAAAATATTCTACTTTTGGTAGTTTTGTAATTTGAAATTTAAACTGCGTTGGTGACGCATAATCTAAACTTGTTGGTTGTCGTGCAAAACTATTTGTTGTTGTCATTGTCGACCTCTTTCCACTCTTGTTCCGTGGCTAATTTTTCTAGTTGTTTTTCTTTTTCAGTTAATACTTCTCTTTGCATTTGAATATCGTTTATTCTTTTTTCAAGGTATTCTAAAGCATTTTTCTTGTCAGGATATGTGAAATAAGCAAGTAAAAATAATGCACCAGCAATACCAAATATCCATGAATATTGTATAAACATTTTACCCAATCTCTTATTTCTTCTCTTTTTTTTCATATAAACTATTTATCCAACCTGGAAAAAGGCCAAAAAAAAGGGCGGATAAACCGCCCTTTTTCGTATTTCTGTATAAACAGATATTACATTAAGTTCGCAACTTGCGTTCTTTGGTAGTATCTGTTAGCGTTAGCAGAACCAGCACCGTTAATAACAGCAGCATCACCAGTTCCAGCTTCAGCAAATGGGTTTGCTTGTAAGCCGTATCTAGTTTTGAAACCGATTTTCGGTTGGAAAGTGTCCTGACCAACTGCTCTTACCATTTGTAGTGGTACATATGGGCAATAGAACATACCAGCGTCATAAGGTGAAGTACCTTTGTAGCCAACTACATAGTAGTGAGCACTTGCTGAGTTTGCACTATATGGATCAATGTACACTTTAAATCTACCGTTAAGAACACCTGCAAAAGTATTACCTGTGTCATCAACATTTAGATTGTTGTTAAGAGCTGGAGTATAGTCTAATACACCTGCCATTTGTAAA